AAAGATACTATAGAAAAACTTACAGATCAATTTGTAGAGAGTAATGTAGTAAAAGAATTACCAGAACAAACTGTTGATGGCGGTATAACCAGAGGTGAGTTTCAAACACAGATAAGAAAAATTGCAAGAGAAGGTGGGTATCTTAGAAGACAATACAGAATATATAATGATAAAAATTTTAAATTAGATCCGACTGCCAAAGAAGAAATAGTGCAAAAGATTATGCGTAACGAAGGCGTAGATATAGGACATGTTAGAGGTATATTATCTGGAACTTCTCACAGATTAACAGACGCACAAGCACAAGAACTTTACGCAGGTCGTTTAAATTTCACTAGAGACCAGGCAACTAGATACATAGATGAAGTCACCAGTAAAGCAAAACAAACTGGAGCAAACATTGGTCTGGGACAGAACAGAATCTTTCAGACTCGTCTTGATGTTAGTTTAATTCAAAAAAGAAAAGTAGACAGTGATGTATTAAAAGCAATATTAGGAGAGATAAGAGATCCAAGAGAAGCATTTATTTCTACTGTTTCAGAATTATCTAATTTTGTGGCGATTGACAGATTCTTACAACTATTCAAGAACTCTGTTGATGCAAACATAGCACAAGTAGCAGCTAGAAATTCTAGACTTGCACAAGGAGCAGAGCCAGAAAAACAACTATTTTTTAAAATGGATGATGAAGTTATAAATATTATAAGAAATAATCCAACTGAATTTCAAGGAGTTGATCCAGCAAACATATCAAGATTAAGTGACTTAGACTCAGAATCCATAAAAAAAGCTATAAATTTATTTGAAAAAAATAATCCTAACCATGTTATTTTAGGACGATCTGCCGACACAGTTGCTGGAGGAGACGTTACTGCGGGTGCTAACGCCACCAAAAGCATATACGGAACAATGTTTGGATATGCTGTGCCAAGAGTTATGTATAATAATTTAAGTTCTTCTGTTTATTTTAATCCAGACACGATGCCAACTCTTCTCAGACATATTTATGGGACTGCACAAAAGTTAAAAGGTGCTACACAATATGCAAAAACTATTTTATCTCCTTTGACTCAAGTTAGGAATGTAACATCTGCCTCAATGTTTGCTTTGGCTCAAGGTAATTATGGTAAAGGATCTAGTCTAGGGACATCTTTTAATACAGTATTAAGAGATGTAATAGATAAAGAACTTAAGTTAAAAAACATGACATTCTTAGATTTGGAAAGAGATGGTAAAACATTAGACTTTCTTGTTGAAATGCAGAAGCGAGGTGTTATTGGAAGTTCGGCTCAGTTGCGAGAGATACAAGATAACTTAAGAAAAGGTTTAGGCTACGAATCAAAAGGTGATTATGTGGCAGGTCAAGTCAGAGGTGATTTACAGTTACCTGGAGAGGTTGCAGGTCAAGGTGGTAGACGAAGCCCAGAATTTAAAGTAACAAGACGCAGTAAACTAGGTCAATTCTTTGAGGGGCCGTTAAATCTAGCAGAAGATCTGTACAGAGGTGGTGATGATGTTTGGAAGATATACAATTATTTCTTTGAGCTACAAAAATTAAAAAATGCCAGACGTAAAATGCACAGTGATGCTATTCAAAGTTTGAAAAGAACAAACAGATCTCCAACTTTGGATCAAATAGCAGGTGCTGTAACCAATGCAGACGCACAGTTTGCAAGACATGTAAACTATCAAGGTCCATTAAGAGGAACAGAATCACAATTAGATGAAGCTCTAAAACAATTTGCAGCAGACAATGTTCGTAATTTAGTTCCTAACTACGAACTTGTGCCTGATGTCATCAAAGGATTAAGAGGATTGCCAGTTGGTGATTTTATAGCTTTTCCAGCAGAGATTTTAAGAACTGGTTTTAATACTTTAGATGTGGCTATGAAAGAACTCACTAGTGACAGTGCGGCAATCAGAGAAATCGGTGCAAGACGATTAACAAACGCAGTGTTTACTTTTGGTGTGTTAGGTGAAGGATTACAAAGATTTGGTCAAATGATGACAGGCACATCTGATGAGAAATTAGATGCTATAAACAGAAGAGCAGCACCTTGGCAAAGAAACGCACAGTTGATACCAGTTGGAGAGGACAAAGATGGAAATCCAGAAGTTCTTGATTTCAGCCATACAAATCCATGGTCAACTCTATCAAAGCCTTTTCACACAGTATTAAAGTCTTTACGAACAGGCACGAAGCTAGATAAATCTGGTGTTGAAAATGCGACAAATGCTATCTATGAAGCCATGGGTGAATTTTTTGAACCTTTCTTTGGAGTATCTATGATTTATGATGCCTTCATTGATGTGTTGCCAAGAGAGGGAATCACATCTTTTGGTGTAGGAAGAGGTGGCGTAACACAGTCTGGTGCTAAAGTTTACAAAGATGCAGACAGTAAGGCAATGTCCATTGAAAAAGGTTTGATACATGTATTAAATACTTTGAAACCTAATATATTACCCATAAGAATACCAACTGGTGCAGATTTAGGAGTCACCAGTGCTTTGGAAGGTAGAGACTTTGAGCCTGTAAAATCAATAGAATTAAGCAGAGGAGCAAGAGGAGTCTTGTTTCCAGAGGGTGGAGAGTTTTTAGGTTTTAATGTTAAGGCAGAAGAACCAACAACTGGTAGAGAATACACGAGAGCTGGTGAAATATTCAGAGCTTTTACTGGACTGCAAACTAACGTCATAGATAGAGAAAAACTACTACAGTTTTCTGGTCAAGAATTTAAAGGAGAAAGGTCAGGCGCAGCCACTTTGTTCAGTGATGCTTTGCGATTAGAAAATCCAACAGACAATCAAATGTTAGAAGCATATATAAGAGCAGACAACGCTAGATTAAAAGCCTTCAAAAAAATGAAACTAGCCTACGATGATTTTAAAAAGATGGGATTAAGTGAAAATAAAATTATAAGAATTTTAAAACAAAAAGCTGGATTAGGTAATAAAGAAATATTATCTCTCAGAGCGGACAGATACATTCCATATCTACCAGACAAAAAGAAAAGACAAGATGCCTTAAGAAAAGGAATTAGGATTCCTTTGAACGCAATACTAAGAGTGTACAGAAATAGATTCAATACAAGACTAACTCCAGAACCAGAGAAAAAAGAAACACCAGATGTGAGAAATATTTTGAACACTGCACCTGTGGACTCACCAACGGTGGCACCTGTTTCACAGAACGTAGCACCAGAGCCTACTACAAACGTAGCACAGAACATAATCAATGATGAATTTTTTAGAACAGATCCACGCAACAGAGAGATAGCTGCCTTTTTAGGAGCTAATCCAGAGTCCGTTTTGAAAAACATGCAGATAGCTAGGAGAACTGGATGAGTAGATTATCGCCACATTTTACAATAACAGAGTTTGTTAAATCGCAAACGGCAGAAAGAAAAGGTATTGAAAACATGCCTGGAGATAAACATGTAGTCGCTATGATGGCACTGTGTGAAAAAGTTCTTGAGCCTATCCGTGAACACTTTGGTAAACCAATTGTGATTAACTCTGGGTATCGCAGCGCAGCATTATGTCGAGCAATAGGATCAAAATCCACCAGTCAACACTGCAAAGGTCAGGCCGCTGATATAGAAATACCAGGTGTTTCTAATGCAGAACTAGCACAATACATAGCAAACGAAATGGATTTCGATCAGTTGATATTAGAATGTTATGAAAGAGCCAAGGGTCCAAGCTCTGGTTGGGTGCATGTATCATACGTTGGTGACGCAAACAGAAAAGAGATTCTTACATACGATAGAGTAAACGGATACAGATTGGGGTTAATTTATACATAGATGTCTACATTAGTTGTTAATTTACCTTCCATAGATGTATGGGTACGAAAAGAATATTTAAGAGATGGTGAAGATGGACACGGAGAATTTGTAAAAGGTGTTTGGGTTACTGCGAAATCTATTCCAGGTAGAGCTTTTTATTTTGAAACTTACCTTCCTGACTACGGTGCTCTTTACGACAAACTACCTATTAGTGCTTTTACTGTTGAACCACAGACCCCAACTCCAGATATGGATCTTTATAATCTCCAGTTTTGGAATTGCATGGATTATGGGGTGGTGGCTGTTAGCAAACAATTTATAGGATCTATGGACTTTGAGGTGTATACAAGAGATCACGGTATTGTGAAGGGATCTTACGTCTGTACTCTTGATAACTATCACGAAAGCATAGACACAATAGATTACTCAACTAGTGAGAAACCAGCAGAACATAAATCATTTAACTTATTAGAATTAGATAATGGACAGTTTTGTTTGTATCCAAACAACAGAATGAGAGTGTATGATAATTCACTAACACCAGACAAGCCATTGCAACCAGACTTCAAAGTTAGCACAGAGATATATCAAGTTGAAAATGGACAGAAGTTCAGACTCGGGGACACAGATGAGTATTTTTGGAAGGCAAAAGATGAATGATAGAGTTTCTTCTGATCTTCATGCTCAACGAAAGAGTGGTAGATCAGACACAAAGATTTGAAAATATTAACACTTGTTTGTATTTTGCTAGACGTTTGAATAATCAACCCGATGTGCCACTATCAGATGGTGAAATCGGCAAAATTACTGCATATTGTAAGCCTGTCAGAAAAAAATAGGCTCTCAGATCACCACACAGAGCCGAAACAGAGTGTCCGTGTGTGATTGTACCCTAGAAATACCTTTGTTTTTGAGTGTTTTTGTATTATCCACTATCCAACTTCTCCCCAATTCGAACCCATTTCAGCGTCAACTTCGAAGGGTATTTTGAGTTCGGGTATACAATTAGACATAATTTCTTTGATTTGTTCTACTTGTTTGTCATTTTCTATATTAAAACACAATTCATCATGCACAGTTAACATCGGAGTTAGACCAGCATCGTAACAATCCACCATAGCTTTCTTAGTTTGATCGGCACTAGATCCTTGAATTAGTCTATTCAAGGCTTTGTATGTAAATGCTCTTCTGATACTGCCCTTGCCACCGTATTCATCAATAGCTTCTTTCATTGGCATGGCTTTATTATACTTATAAGATTTAGGCTCGTACATGTTGAATCTACATTTACGGCCCAACCAAGTTCTAATGATACCACTCTCAGAGGCTTTCCTTGTTGTCTTCTCTGAAATAGATTTAAGAAAGGGAACTTTATCATTATATTTTTCTAGGAGAGCAGTCGCTTCTTCAACAGACAGATCAAGAATATTTGCTAACTTACCTTTACCCATACCATACATCAATCCAAGGTTCACAGTCTTTGCTTGTTTTCTTGGTATGCCTGCTATATCTGCTACAATCTGATGGAAGTCAGCTTCGCCTTTGTGATACAAAGCCACAACGTCATCTATCTGTGGATGTCTGTCAAAGCCAGTCAATGTGGCACAATAATGCACCAACCATCTTGGCTCTTGTGAGGCATAGTCAAAAGATCCCCACTTAGATCCCTCTTTTGGAATAAATAATCCTCTGATAAGTTTCTTTATATACGGATCTCTTGCAGGTATCTGTTGCAAGTTAGGATTACTTGAGCTAAACCTACCAGTAACGGTTCCCCCGCCGTCAGAACGTAAAGGATGAAAGTCACAATGTATTCTACCATTATGAGAATGTTCAAGAATTGTATCGATAAAAGTCGTATTGGCTTTATTAACTTCCCTTATCTTTATAATCTTCTTCGCAATGGGATGAGAATGATTGGCAAGAAACTGTTTTGTAAACGCGGGGGCCCCGGACTTTTCTGTGCGAGAATACGCAAGTCCCATAGCATCAAAGACCTTTGCTACAGATGTGGCGACCCAAGGTTCAATCGTAACTCCAGTTTCTTTGACTATCTCCTCTACAAGTGATTTTTCTAAAATAGTTAATTCTTCCTTAACTTTCTCTGCTTTGTTTAAATCCACTCGTACACCTGTTGTTTTCATATCTAAAAGTAAGGGTGTAAGTCTGGTTTCTAATTCGAATATACCACTACACTCTTCTTTGGTTATTTGTTTTCGTAACTCGTTCCACAATCTCAAAGTTATTGCAGCGTCATGTTCTGCATAAGCACCAACATAACGAGGTGGTAGTTTCCACATACCAGACTTTGGATCTACACCAAACTCTTCGGCTGCACTTTTAAGCATCTTCTCATCTTTGTATGTACCGAGATGATCTCCAGCTAACGAGTTTAAATTGTAGTATCTTCTGTTCTCATTTAACAAAGGTGCTGCAACCATGGTATCTCTAATCTTGCCTTTGACTTCTATACCCTCTGCTCTAAGCCAACCAAGATCGTATAGTGCATTGTGGAACACGAATGTTTTTGTCGTATCTTTACATAAATCTACCATCCACTGCATAACAACTCTTCTTGGCATGTTACCCACAGTATGTCCTATTGGAAAATACCAAGAACTATCTCCTGCAGCGACTGCTATACCTATAATGTGTCCATCTTTTCTGCACCAACCAGGTCCTAACTTTATTAAGTTTTCATCTTTAGTTTCTAAATCGATAGCTATTGTATCGTATTGAGATAGATCTGGTATAGTTTGAGGTGGTGTCCAATCAGAGTCCACATTACCCCATGCTACATCTTTTATGTCTTGTTCCAATAAGTGGTATTGGTCACTTGTCATTTATAATTTCTCCACCTAATGCAGCGTAGCCAATAATATCAACCCAACTGTCATCGTGTTCTATCGTTTCTGCTAGTCTAGCTAGTTTCACACCAACCATACAAGCCACAACTTCTTGTGCCGTAACTTCTCTTGCTAATATAACAGACCATATCTTGGCTATTCTTTCATGATTAAATTTAGCAGGCCCATACTCTTTAGCTCTCGGACCATTGATTAATTTCTCTGCTTCCTTTAAAAAATATTTTCTGTCTTTTTTGTTTTTTATAGTATCTTTTATCGGTATACCAAAAGGTTTTTTGTCCGTGGTTTCAAGGACTTCGCACATGTGATGAACATAACTATCCCAAAATGGTCTAGGATCTTTTTCGTCAGTTGCTTGTTGTAAATACCATTCTTTTTTCATAATTCAAATCCAAACTGTCCAGATTTTTCTATTATGTGTAACTCCTTCTTTGCTCTCGTTACACCCACATACCAAACTCTCCTTTCGGCATCTTGATCTGGACTTTCAGTACATGCCTTTGTAGAATCTAGCAACAATGCTACATTATCAGCTTCTCCACCTTTTGCTCTGTGGATTGTAGATACACGAATCCTGGGATCTGCCGAAAGAATTTTCTCTCCTCTTTTTCTAACAGACACTATGTATGCAGCGACTTGTTCTGATATCTTCAATACATTTTGCCATGGCACAAAATTATTTGCTGTAAATTCACACAGTCTTTCTAGATTACCTAATGAATAACCTTCATCTGGTGGTCTTTCACTATTAACATCTTCCAAATTATACATCAACTTTCTACCTGATTTCGTTATATATTTAGGATCAATCAGTTTAGAAAAAGGTTTTAGCAAATCGGCAGGCACTGATGCTCCTCTTTGTAGTTTCAACCATACCTCTATCGCCACTAGAACATTTACCGATACAGACCAACCCTCTCCTTCTCTCCAGAATACATAACCCTCTTCTCTTAATTTATTGCAAACTTTGTTAGCGATGTAATTAGTTCTTGTTAAAATCAACCATTCTCCTTCCGTCATATCAACATCAAGAATATCGTTATGCCATGTAACAAGTCCCTTTTCTTTTGTTGGATTCCACGATTTATTTTCTCGTTTCGTGATTTGATCTGTCAATCCTTCAGCAAAAGCAAACGGATGTTCTGGAACACGATATGATTTACTTAATATATATTTAGTCTCACTAGCATTAAGAAAATTATTTACATCAACACCCATCCAAGAATATATTGCTTGGTCATCATCTCCAGCGTAGTAAACTTTGTTTGAATTTGGAACAAGAACATCCTTAACCATCTTCCATTGCAGTGGAGCTAAGTCTTGAGCCTCGTCTATAATAAGTAAATCAAAGTCGGGAGACGTTCCTTGCCAAATAAACTTTTCTATCATATCAATAAAATCAAGTTTACCTTTTCCTCTCTTGTAGTCTTTGAAAGCCTTGTCTAATACATTTAACTGTTGCCAGTTTAGGCTGTGATCCCAACCTTTATGAAACTCTTCTTGTAAATCTACTTGTTTTACTCTTGCATATTGGATTAGTGACATGTACTTATCGCCACCAGCGCCTACATTAAACAGTGGACCTTCTTCTATATTTACTGTCTGTGTAGTTCTAAAATCCAACCCTACAAGTTTACCAAGTTCATTGTAATCACGACCCGACATAACTTCTGATGTACTTAGTCCGAGCCAACTGAAAGCAAGAGAGTGTAAAGTTCTAAAATAAATCAAGTCTTTTGAATCTAAACCCTCTATGTCTTTTAATGCTCTAGTCTTTGCTTCTGTTGCAGCTTTTCTACTAAAAGACATGAAACCTATTTTTTTAGGATCAATAAAATGAACTAAACTACCTTCAACTAATTTTATTAGAGTCGTAGTCTTACCAGTTCCAGGCGGCCCAAAGATTGTAACTTCTTTACTATCTTTAAAATATTCTTTTTGATTTTTAAATTTTTCAAAATCAATCGACATTTTTACCCCCTTGTCCTTCTTTTGATTTTTTATTCTCATAACATAATCCTTTTGCATATATTTTTACTGCCTTTGGATATATCTTCCACAGTTCTTCAACGACATAATCTTCTATTAATTTTTTGTCGTTATTACATTCAGCCATTGTCTGAAAGACCACACCTGGCTCCCAAAAACTACATATAGATTTACCACCGTTATATCTACATCCCTCAATTAAAATCGTACAAAAAGCTATCATCACTTCCATTAGAACGGAACCTCCTCTTCTTCGATTGTTATTGGTTTGACCTCTACCTCTGCTCCAAACTCTGGTATCCACCAGACTCTGACAGTTTTCCACTTGCCTTGTGATGTTTGAAATTTTTTCACAACAGAACTATCCCCGTTGTTTACTTCTTTTAATCTTTCTTGGACTTGTGCTCTTGTATAGTTATCAAACTTTCTGTTTCTCAAAAACTCCATCAAGGAATCTAATCTAAAATATGTTCGAGACTCTTCTACATCTGTATATGGTTTACCGATCACGACCTCTTCAAAACTCTGTGCTTGTACTCGACCAGTGCAGAATAATTCTAGAAAAGATAAGAACTGTCCTTTGTATGTCAGTTCTTGAGGCACAGCTATCTCATTGCAGTTCTCAAGCAGTCCGTTAACTTGCACTTCCCAATCGGCATCTTTCATCTTTGGTGGCATAAAGTTCAACTGCTCCATACATGCTCTTTGAAATAGTCTTGGTGCTTGTAGTTCTTCTGTAGTCAACTCAAGTCTTCTGCCATCTATGTCCAAAAACCACAGACGAGGCTCTGATAATATAACGGACAAGCCACTGATTGCAGGCATAGATGTTGTGCCAATACCATGTTTCAAACCACGACATACACTTTGATTACAATGTGATGACATGGGTTCTTCTTTACATAGATACTGATATTCTTTCTTCTCTAATGTAGATTGCACTGTCACTATCTCTGATGCTGGCAAAGGTGGACTAAAATGTTTTACATTTAACTGCTCCAACTGCATCTTCCAATCATTGGGAGATGACTTCTGTAAAAAAACTCCAAGTTGAAAAGCCACCTTGTTTCTGCCACCTTCAAATACACCCATGCTAAGTAATGATTTGAGGCACGGAACATAACCAGGAAATAAATTTGGTTTACCACCAACAGATATCTCCATAAATTTTTTGGGATCACATTTTGTTTTGTGCACTCTGTCTATAAACTGTTTAAGAGTAGCCTCTACAAACTTGGACTTCTCTTTCCAGATCCCAAACCTCAAAGTCTTTTCTGCATCAAAGTATGGTAGGTTTATAAAATTACCAACGTCCCCTCGCTCTACCAATACTTGCTCTTGTTTTGGGAATATTTCGCAACGACCATGACCAAGTGCCGCGGCTATCTCGGCGGCTTTGTCTCTGAAGTCTGCCGCTTCCATCCACTTATCAAAGAAAAAGAATATGTGTGCACCCCCACTTTTACTACGGCACACGATACACGGAACTTTTAGTTTATCTAATTTATCCACTAACTGTTTGTGGTCTAGTGGGTATTCATCTATGTCAAGAGCACCAAACTTACATTGATTGTTCTCGTTGATTGGTATTGCACCGACACCTTTTCGTCCATCTATGTGTCCTTGCATCAATTCTAATGTCAGTGGTTGTCTTACGATAAATGATTTGGCTTTCTGTTTGCCATTCATTCTTTGGTTGGATACTTCTGTCTGTCCGTGTGCTCCACTAAAACCTTCAAAAGCATATAATAATTCTTCTGTTAAATTCACTCTACACTCCCAAAAAGAAAAAACCGTGTAGATGAGTGTGGTATCTACACGGTCAGTTTAGTTAGAACGGTACGTCTTCCTCTTTTGCCATATCATCGGCAGGAGCAGCAGCCATCTTGACTTCCCCCTTGCTTACACCTTGATACATATTACGAGCTTCAAGCATCATCTTCTCTATCTCGGGTGTAACGTCATTGATACGATCTAGCTTATAGTTAAACCACTTACCTTGATCGTTGGCTTCTAAGACAGTTGTTACTTGCCAAGCCGTTCCATAAATAGGCATGAGAGCACCACTTGGTAATCTCGCACTATTCTTAAGAGTATTCCATCTACGAGACACTTTTAACTGTGTCTTCTTCATATCAAGAACACTCGGTGCTATAGTCCCATCAGCAGACTGTGCAATCACTAGGTGTTGATGAGTTCTGACCAACTCGTTTCCGTTAGGTAACAATTCAATTGTACCTTCACGACTCGTCATTGTAATGTCTTTATCATCTGCCGCTAGTTCTCTTACAAAACCACCACCACTTGATCTAAGTTGAAACTCTAAAAACTTCTTCTCAAAAAAAGCAGGAACAACAATGACACCTTCATCTTGCTTGTAAACCTCTTGCGAGACAGTATTGAAGATGTCGCCTTGCTCAGCACCTTTGATATACAAAGGATCGTCCTTTTGTAGTTGTGGAGATAATGCTTGGATAATCCTTATAAAAGGTATCTGCATATCTTCCGTAGTGATATTTTCAAGACCAACACCAGCGTCAGCTTCTAACATTTTATCTAACTCTGATGCCACTACTTGAGTGGTCTTTTTCTGTGCAAGTTGGCTCATTATTGACCTCCCTTTATTTTAGCACGGTTGCCCTGGTATACTCCAAATAGATCAAAGTCTATTTCTTTACCACTTTCAATTCTATTTTTCACCCAGGTTTTTAAAGTCATAGGATGCACATGCTGTTTCTTGACAGGCGCAAAGCCTTTGTTCTCAAGGTCTGCAACTACAGAACCAGCTTGATTATCTTGACCCATACTGAAACTTACAACAACTTCGTTCTTGATAAGATCTCCCTCTCCAATCTCTCTGAGATATTGAAAAGCCTCTTGCTTCTTAGTTTCGGGTATCCTCGCAGAAACAAACTTATCGATTGAAACTTTGTTGCCGTCAACTGTAAGACTTTCAACACCCATGGTCTCCATCAATGAAGGAATATCTTCTTCATCAACAGATCTCTTTTTCTGTTGTAGGTCTTTTAGTTGTGCTTCGGTATCTTTGATTTGTTGATCTAAGTCAACAGATCTACGGATTAAAGACGACAGACTTTTAGTGTCGCCTTCTCTGACTTGATTAAATGCTTGAGGGTCAGCAGCCTCTTGCTCGAATAGTGAATACACATCACTCATCGTTCTCTCCTTCTACGTTAAAGTTTATGCCCTTCGGCGGTTATTTGAGAGTATAGATACTATACTCTCTCGTCAACGAGTTTTTTCTTAGACTCGTATTCTTTGTCGGTCAACATAGTTATCGTACCACCAACTGTTCTGTAGTCTTCCTTGGCTAACTCATTGAGTTTCTTCCAAGTCTCGATACCAACTGCTATTGACTTATATTTATCTGTATCCATTCTTAACTCCCATGTATGAGTGGGTAGGGGTAAACCAATACGAAAGGAAAAAAGGAGAAACCCCCCACCCACAGCATGTCTCTGACAATTTTGTTTCTACCAAATCCATGTATGTAAGTCAACATAAAATCTTATTTTTTCTCATAAATTTTATATTCTCTTTTTAACTTATCCATTTTCAGTATTTCTGTCTGCATATTTTGGCTATATATTAATGCCATTTGAAAGTGCACACCCTCTTCTCCGTCTGATGGATTACGAAAATCATTCATGGTCAAACTCAATGACCTGTTACTTGTGAATGACTCTACTGGAAAGAATAGCACAGCCTCTATGTCTAGTGCAGCCAGTGCTATAATATCGCAATCTTTTCTTGTGTAACATCTTTTATCTTTACCTTTTGATATGGTAAAAGAATATCTACCCATATCATCACTTTGTAGAACTGTCTTCACTTCTACTCGTTGTGCTACCTTTAATCCTTCTCCACCAACCACGGCTATATCGACACCATCTTGTTTTACCAAAGATGCCGCATAACCCATCATTGATAATTTAAATACTGTCAAACTCTCTCCAGCATTGCCTACAATCTTCTCGCCTCTTAACTTACTCATAGTATTTCCTCCTAAATATTGAGTTGTCTTCTTGTACTGCTCTCGGATCGTCCTCAAACATAATGCCTTCATCATCTTCTGTTTTAACTTTCTTTCTCATTTGCATATCTTTGTAGATTTCTCTCAAGGAAGAGTTGCCAGTAGATCTACAATCATGACAGTATCTCTTCATGTACCGTTTGATCTTTACCTTCGGTAATTTCACACCACATTCTCTGCAATAGTCGTTGTTTAACTTTATACTTTTAACCATTCCAATACCCTCTCTCCTAATGTTATGTTAGCTAATTTATTTTTGTTAACTAGTGTCTTAACTATGTGAACGTCAACTGTATTTGGACTTACCAAATCTACATACAACACTGGATTGTGTTGTCCAACTCTATGTGCCCGATCCTCTGATTGTACCCTCGACTCCAGGTTAAAGTCATTGGAATAATAAATTACATTCTTCGCAGCGTGTAATGTCAAACCCATACCACCAGTTTGTGGATTACTTACAAAAAACCTCGTGGGATCTTCCGGGTTTTGAAATCTGGCGATTGCCTCATCTCTGTCTGCCATACTTGTATCTCCAAAATAAGACACTGTAGAATCCTCTCCGTACAATCCTCTCAAGGTATCACATATCTTCATTATGTCATGGCGAAATCTAGACCATATAATAACTTTACCTTCCATCTCTTCCACTACTTCAAGAAGCACGGTTAAACGATTGTTTTCTATAGGTATTGTCTCTCCGTCATCTGTTACAAGATATCCACATAACAACTGTTGTAGTCTCAAAAGCCTTGTCATAACTTCGGGTGCAGTTACCATCTCGCCACTTTCAAGCAGCGCAACCGAACTGTTCTTGATACTTTGATAATGTCTTTCTTGTTCCATTGTCAGATCAACTTGTCTTGTCGTGTATATCTTTGGTGGTAAATCAAGTGCTTCATCTTTTGTTATTCTATATGAATAGGGTGCTATCTTTTCTTTCAACTCATCTAAATTCTTGTACCCAACAACTCTGTTAAAAGAATGTGATCCTACGTTCATGGATCTAATAACTGCATACCTTCCTTGGAAAGACCAATAAGAATCAAACCCCAAAATTTTTTTATCTAAAAATAGGAACTGTGAATATAAATCTAGTG